GCCTTGAGCACGGGGGCGCGCTGGTAATCCCGCAGGAAGCCAAGGATGAAATGGCGGCTGCGGCTGGGTTCCACTGGCTAGAGACGCAGTCCCATGACCTTGAGGGGTGGACGCCCCGCAGGCATGTCCCCGCCCCTGAAACGGCGAAGACGCGCCCGGTCCTGTTCGTGACGGACACGAACGCAGCCGGTCAAGCGGGCTACCTCGCGCAGGCGATGGGCGCTCCCTGCATCGTGCTCCAGCAGGACTACATCGACTTCCCGCTGCCCGACGATGCGCTGGTCCTCAGTGACTTGGACGACGTGGAACCGCTGTACGAACTGGTGTCGAGCCGTGACTGGTTTTTCCACTTCGTTCGGCACCCGGTCAGCGTGGGCAAGCTGGACTGGCGCGAGATTCTGACGCCGCACAACTGCCTCGTGCAGTACCTCGGTTCACCGCTGCGGCAGCACGCTCACGAGTACATGGCGTGGCACAAGCACACCGGCATCATGGGAGTCTCGGCCTGGGACTGGACGATGTTGGAGCGGTCTTGGCTCCCGTACCACATGCCCCTGATTGTCCCCGACCACGTCTTCGCTCGGCGCGCTCCGGCATGGCGCGGCAAGGGGGTGTACCGGATCTGCCACCCGACGACGAACCGCCGGTTCAAGAAGACGGAAGTGTTCCTCGACGTGGTGGATGCGTTGAAGGCTGACGGCGTCCCCGTCGAAGCCGTCGTGATTGAAGGCAAGTCGAACGAGGAGTGCATGGAGATCAAGCGGACGTGCCACGCGACGTTCGATCAGTTCGCGGTTGGGATCTACGGCATGAGCGGCGCAGAGTCGATCGCCTTGGGCCACACGGTCTACTCCGACTTGAACGCATGGTCGAAGTCCATCCACCCGGATGCTCCGGTCAGGCGCGTGCGGGACGAGCACGAGCTGGCAGAGGCCATCCGTCTCGACGTGGCGAACCCCGCTGCTCGGGGCCTTTGGGGCGATGCAGACACGCAGCGTCCTCAGATCGAGTGGGCCCAGCGGACCCACGGCGCAGCAAGCGTGACCGCGCGCTGGCGCAGCCTGTATGAGCACATTCAAGGAGTGCGGTGATGCGTTTTGCTCTGATCGGGGCGGGTGGCTACGTCGCCCCCCGGCACATGGAAGCCATCAAGGCGATCGGCGGGGATCTGGTCGCGATCGTGGACCCGCACGATTCCATCGGCGTGATCGATCGGTACTTCCCCGACTGCCACTTCTTCACGGAGGTGGAACGCTTTGAGCGGCACTTGGACCGCTTGCGGCGCGACGGAGAGGGCGTGGATTACGTCTCGGTGTGCTCCCCGAACTACCTGCACGACGCGCACTGCCGGTTGGCTCTACGGAATGACGCGCACGCGATATGCGAAAAGCCCGTCGTCGTCAACCCGCGCAATCTCGATTTGCTGCTCGCGCTGGAAAAAGACACCGGGAAGCGCATCTACCCGGTCCACCAACTGCGGCTTTCGGAAAAGCTACAGACCTTCCGTGAGTCGATCCTCACGGCCCCCCAGCCCCCCAGCATGGGCACGCTCACCTATGTCACGCCTCGGGGCCAGTGGTACGACTGGTCATGGAAGGGCGATGCGAGTCGGAGCGGCGGCATCCTCGCGAACATCGGAATCCACATGCTCGATGCGCTGTGCTGGATTTTCGGTGAGCATCAGTCCGTCTCAATCGGCTCCTTGACGACTCGTGAGGCCATGGGCGTGGTCGTCTTCAAGGACACGGTGATCGACTTCCTCTTGTCCATCGACCGCAAGTACCTGCCGTATCCGACGCAGCAGAGCCACCGGGAACTGACGCTGCATTTCCCCGACACGTCTACCGACAGTTGTTGGAGCGGCAAGGGGACGCGGCTGGAATTCTCCAGCGGATTCACCGATCTCCACAAGGCTGTGTACGCCAACGTGGTCGCAAGCGACGAGCCCTACATGCGGCTTTCGGACCTCGGCCCCGTCACGAGTTTGCTAGCAGATTTGCGAAAGCGGGCGTAGCATCCCGCCATGCGCTACCACATTCCCAGCTTTGGCGTCTTCGACTTTCGCGTCCCGGTGGGGGAAGGGTCGCAGCAGCAGCAGCAGCAACAGCAGCGGACAGGCCCGCCGCTCGGCAAGGTCACGATCGACACGACGCCGCAACTGACGGCTCGCATCGACCGGCTGACGACGACGACTGAGTCCATCGCAGATCAGGCGCAACTGACGGGCCTCATGGGCCTCGGCCTGATCACGATCCTCGGTATCGCATACCTGCGGCGCTGCTGAGATGAACGAGTACCCCGACGCTGGCATTCCCGGCAAAGCGCAGCCGGAAGTCGTAGAAGCGGTCGAACGCTTCCGCACTCTCCCCGCGCGCGTGCGCGCACGTCTTCCCCTGGTCTACTGGCTGCTGGGTGACGGAACCCCTCCCTACAAAATGTCGAAGGAGGACTCCGCTTACGGAGCCCCGCCGCCGCAAGCCAAGGGTCAGGTGTGCGGAAACTGCCGCTTTGCCTACGTCCGCATTCTGACGGGCGACATTATCTGCTCGCAGATCGAGGGCCGTGTGGGTTGGGGTGCGTGGTGCCGCTTGTGGGCCGGAGCCGGTGGCAAGCCGATTCGGGGCAAGTCGTGGCGCAACACGCTCAAGACGTTGCTCGCGATTCCCTGGGATCGCTGACATGTGGGACCCCGACACTCTTCGGGCGAAGAACGACGCACGAGCAGAGCAGCTACGCGCGCTGAAGGCTGAACGCCTCCGATTGAAGGAATGGCTGCGGCATCGCCGCAACAGCGAATACCTTGCTCACAAGCTGAGTTTGGACTGCGAGTCAAGCGAAGACTGATACTCTTCGGCGCATGGCAACGGTCACGCGCATCATTCCGAACGGCTCCACCGTAGACCGGATCTTCCCTCCGATCCCCGATAGCGGCGGGAGCCCCACACCACCGCCCCCAACGACCACGCTGCCCAACGACACCACGCTGGTCACGAACCTTGACGTGACGGGCGCGCAAGAGGTGGACGAGCACACCCTCGCCCCCGGTTGGAGCTACTAATGGCCCTCCCCAATCCCGCACTCACCTTTGAGCAGTCGTCCCTTGAGACGGCTGCATCGTCGTCTACTGCCGACGTGCTCACGGCCATCGAGGCTGCGTTCGCCGCCTTGTCTACGAACCAGTGGACGACGGCTCGCGCGAAGGGCGAGGACGCCAGCAACCCGGCGATCCGCATCACCGCGCCGTCCGGCAGCCCGATCAGCAACTTCAACGCGATCTTGGGCGCACCCGCCTCCGCGTCGTCGGGTTTCAGGCGGGCGTCATATCGCGACTACACACAGACGGCAGCGGTAGACACCGTTGGTCCCGGCAACTTCTACTTGGCGGTCGGGCCCGATGGTTACGACAACGCGACCGCGCCGACTAATTGGTACAGCGGCGTCAATGCCTTCGGCACGAGTGGCCGCGAATCGGGCTTCTGGTGCGCTACGGCGAACTCCGGCGGCATCAGTGCCATCACGAAGGTATGGGTCGTCGCGTCGGCTGAGACGTGTGCCATCTGCTTCCGCTACGGCACCGACAACGCCTGCGGCTTCATCTACTTCGGTGCGATTGTGGAGGGAGTCAACGCGGCCAACGTCGAGAGTGACGATCGCCTCTATGGCATGTGCGTCTCGGGCAACCAAATCACCCCCATGCCGTCAACATGGTCTTACAGCGCGGTCCTGGGAGTCAACGTCACGCTTGGTCACGTTGCAGCAAACGCACAGGCGCACGCGGGCGTCTTCGACCCCACGGTTCCAGCGGGCTCTGTGTCGTTCCCTGCCACCATCGCCCCACGCGGCTCGGGCATCGGAACGGGCCAGCGCATCTTCAACACGCTGACGTTCGACGGCGGGCTCGCCGTCGTCCCGTTGCAGTCCTGGCGCGGACGCTTCATCGGCGGCACTACCCAGGCTCCCTACTACGCGGGCTACTGCGGACGGCTGCGGGGCATCTACTGGACACAGCAAGGGCCCGCACGCAGCATCCTGCTCGACACGGGCGCAACGCCGAAGGGCTACCGCATGGGCGGCAGTCTGATCAGCAGCATCTACGACGCCTGCGTCTTCTACAACGAGAGCTGAGATGGCCGACTACAGCAACGAGACGTGGATCGAGCAGGCTACCGGCCTGGACATTGTCATCGGACCCGTGCAGGAGGAGACGCGCAGCGTCGTGATCTCGGTGCGGCCCACGGTCCACGAGGGCCGGGTGTTCCGGGTCTACCCCATCGCCGGAGTCACCGGGAGCACCTTGTTTGCCGACGATGCGGTCTGGGACGAGTCCGCGATCTCGGGATTCATTGCGGACGGCGTGCTACTGGCGCACCCCTAGCGCAGTTCCCAGTGCGGCCAGTCGTTGAAGGACTGGTCGAGGGTCGGGTCGGAGACACGGTCCCAGTCGCCGTCCCAGTCGCCGCCCCAGCGCACAGAGGTTCCCTGGCGCTCGGCCTCCGCGAGCACGGCACGCGCGAAGTCGAGCCACCGCTTTGCGACGGCGGGCTGGTGCGTATTCCAGTCGATCGGATACGGGGCCACGTCCACGGCACGGCTGACGCCGTCGTCGCTCTGGTGCTTGCTCTTCTTGTTCACGCCGTCGAGCTTCGACTTGCCCTGCCGGTAAAGCTCCTGCTGGCGCTCTAGCGTCCGCAAGCCCTCAAGGATCGTGCAGTCGTGCGTTTCCACGACGGCGGTGAAGAGGGCCTGAAGGCGTGGGTCACACGTCTCCAATCGGCTGCGGGAACTGCTGCTGAACTTCGGCATGGCGGCAGTCTACAGGTCTTCGCCGCGACCGAAAGATGGGGCCGCTGATAGGACTTGAACCTACAACCCACTGATTACAAATCAGTAGCTCTACCAATTGAGCTACAGCGGCATTTGGTGGAGATGAGGGGGGTCGAACCCCTGACCCTCGGCTTGCAAAGCCGATGCTCTCCCAACTGAGCTACATCCCCGTGTATCTCGATTCGGGGGCGGCCACCTCGGTGAGCCCGCTAGGCAGGTCTTCGGCGTAGGCCAGCCATCGCAGCGCCTCTTCGCGCTGGCGCAGCAGACGGGCCAGCTTCAACAGCCGGTCGCCGTCAGTCCATGTAGGTGTTCGTACTGCCGCACGTAGCACCGTGCCCTCGTCCAAGGCGTCGAGGATCCTGCGCTCGACGCCTTGGATCGCGTAGCGCATGTCAGTCGCGAACGACACGCTTCTCTTCCTGGCGGCGCACCCATTCGGTTTCGCGGGCTATGAACATCTGAAGCGCCGCCAGCATCGTGGCATCGTCCAAGCCATGCGTGCGCTGCACAGCGTCGAACGCCTCAGTCAAATCCATTTGCACCAATCCGTCTCGATCGGCCCCCTGATCCAGCAGCCGCTCTGCCTGCGCGACCGTGAGCCGCACATCGGTTGCCTTTCCGACACAGAAGGACATTCGACCCCGCGCGTCAGCGTGGTTGAATGTCCACCCGGTCAGGTCTTCGATGCGGTGTCGAAGTTCACCAAGACTGTTCGACTTCATGCTTCGGCCAGCATCTGGGCGTTGAGGGCGCACGAGGTCGTCGGCCATCACTCGCCACCAATCTTCGCTGCCCGTTCGATTGCGTCGAGCAGCGACACCCAGACGGCGGCGGCGTCGGCGGCGCAGACGGCGGCGTCGGCGGCGCGGACGGCGGCGGCGCGGACGGCGGCGGCGCGGACGGCGGCGGCGCAGACGGCGGCGTCGGCGGCGCGGACGGCGGCGGCGCGTGCAGTGGTCCGGTCGACCACTGGCGGAAGCGCCCGCAGACGCTCCGCTTCCGCCCCCAGCCCCGCAGCATCCAGCGCAAGCGGGGCGAGGACCCTCACCGCCGTATCCGTGAATGTGTAGGCGCGACGGCGCTCGACCTCGATGGTCGAGCGCGTGCCGATCAGCACCGGGAGCATCTGCCGCAGCCGCTCCCGGACGGTGTCGTCACCATCATCGTTTGCCTGACGACATGCGGCAGCCAACACCGGGCAGACGCACTTCGGGCGATCCGAATGCTCTTCTCCGGCCAGCCACGCGGCAGCTTCCATGGCGCACATGCCCGCAGCCGGGTCGCGGTGGGCGCCGACCGAGAGGGTCGGCACGTCGTTGAGAGTGCGGGTCATGGTTCTTTCCCTTTCGTGGTCGAATCGATCGTCTCGTCCGTGAACTGCTTGGCGAAGGCCAGAGCCTCCTCCAACGACTCGCGGTAGACCGCCTGGATCTCATCCCCGCCCCACACCCAACACAGGTCCGCAGCGTCCTTGCGGCGCTGCAACTCCCCCTTCAGGTTGAGGCTCACGTCAGACTTCATGCTTCGGCCAGCATCTGGGTCAACTGCCGGACCTTAGCGGCGGCGTTGTTCCCGGCCTCATCCTTGCGGGCGAAGCGATGCGTAGTCCATCCGGCCACGTCACCCACGTCTTCGACGGCCTGCACGAACAACTGCCCCGTGGACCAGTCCGAGAGGGACGAGAGGAGCGCAGCGGCGCTCTGCGGGTCCACAGCGCGGTCTTCCATGACGAGGAGGTCGTAGTCGCCGGGAGAGGCGTAGTCGCTCAGTGCTGCCGCGAGCGCGAGCATGAGGGTCGCTTCCTCCGCTCCCGATGGCGAGCCCACGGTCCCCGCGCGATCGACGCCCACGTCCACGGACGGGCGCAGCTTGATCCGCGCCTTGCCGAAACGCTCGGGGAAGTACTCACACGCGCGCGAGACGAGGTCGTCCAACGCCGTCTCGACTACCTGCGACTGCGCCGCTTCCCAGGCGTCGGCAGCGGCCTTGAGGCTCGCTGCGCGCTTCGTCGCGGCCTCGGCCCGCTGCCGCGCCATCGTCGGTGCTGCCGACGACACGCGCCGCGCCTGCTGGTCGTCCAGCAACGCCTGCGTCTCCGTGAGGAGCGTTTCCAGTTTGAGCTTAGGCGTCAGTTCAAGGAAGGACTCGGGCGAGACGACACGGGCGAAGACGGACTCGGGCAGCGCCGCCTTGAGGCGCGCTGCCTGCTCCTTGAGCCTCGCCAACTGGTCCTGCTGGTTCTGGTAGGTCCGGTTGGCGCTCCGCGCTTGGTGGATGCCCTGCACGGCTCCGGTGAGGGCGGCGGCGCGTGCCGTCCGCGCTTCGGCGTTGAACGCCTGCTGGCAGCAGGGACAGTTCTCCGCGTCCGGCAGCACGCGACCGATCGTCCGCAGCATGGTCAACGTGGCCTCCATGAGCGGCAGCAGGTTTTCACCCGCAACCGGCGTCGGCGGGATCAGATCCCCCTGCACAGCCCGCCACTCTTCCAGCACGTCGCGCAGTTGCAGCGCCGTCGCATCGACCTCCCGCGCCCGCGTGAGCGCGGCCTGTACTTCGGCCAGACGCTCGCGCGTCTCTGCGATCTCCTCGTCCGTGGGCGGGATGCCCGCGTGGTGCTCAAGCTCCCGCTCGATCTGCTCTGCGGCCTTCGCCTCGGCCTTCGCCTCCCGCTCCATCTTGCGGAGCGTGTCGAGCACTTCGGCGGGCTTGCGGGTCCCGGCGATGCCCCTCACGAGGTCCCGCACGTCCTCGGGGAGCGCCCGCAGGATGCGGAGGTTCCCCAAGCCCAGCGCGCCCGTGAGGAACTTCTCCGCGCGCTGCGCGGAGCCGAACAACTCGGCGCGCAGTTCGTTCACGCGCGCGTGTACCTGTATGGGGGCGTCCGTGAGCTTCTCACCGTCGAGCGACCACTTGGGGCGTCCGTTGGCGCGGTCCTGCCGCCACTCGACCTTGCGGCCATCCGACAGCGTCAGCTTGATCCACAGTGCCTTGTGGCGCTTGGGCTTCGCCCGCCACAGCCGCTTGGCATCCTTGACGGTGGCCCGCCCGCTGTAGTTGGAGACGGCCCCCGTCAGGGCAAGTTCGACGGCCTCGTAGACAGCCGACTTGCCGGAGCCGTTGGGTCCGACCAGCAGGACGCGCGGCCCCAGGTCGAGGTCGATGGGGTCGTCGTGCTTCCAGTTCGTGTGAATGTGCGAGACGTACAGCGCCCCGCTGCTCGATGCAGTCATTGAATCCTCCACGCGCGTCAGCCCGCGCATGGGAGGATCTTAGCTATGACTTGCGGAGTGTCAAGGCGCGCCCAGCGTCGGGAGAAGTACCGATGGGAGCGACCGGCACGCCGATGCTCTTCAGCAACTCCCCGAGCCGCCGGTAGCGTTCGGCGAAACGCTCCGGGTGCTCAGGCGGCACAGGGCCTTCGGTGTACGCGAGGACCCACGCCTCGATGGCGCTGCACTCGGACTGGATGGCGAGGTACTGCTTGATCGACACGCGGATCTCGGGGGGCATCTCAGGACCGGCCAGGGCGCGCAGACTTGCGGAGTGTCAAGGCGCGGCGGAAGAGTGATGATGCAGGATGCTGCCGCCTCGCCGGTACACGAACGTGAAGCGCGCAGGCGTCGGCTCCGGCAATCGGAACGTGTAGAGGCCCGCGATGATGCCTACGGCACTTTCGGCCATAGGCGGGCCACACACCGGGAGCACTCGGTCGTACTCAACGCCCAACCCGTTGGTCTGCATAAGTTGATCGAAATATGCGTAAATCGCTTTGTGGCCGACGAGCGGTCGTGCATCCAGCGTCGGGAGAAGCACCGCGCTGGGTGCATACATTCCCGTGATCAGGCCGGGATTGCGATTTCGGAGCGCGGTGGCCCAGCGGTCTAGAAAAACGTCAGCGTGCATCCTCGGCAGGATCGGCCAGGGAGCGCAGACGCGCAAGCTGTCTTGCACGCGGAACGTGCTTTCCTCTCAGCCAGCGGTAGACAGTCCATTCGGAGACGAGGGTTTCGTCTGCGATGGCTTTCATCCCCGCTTCAAGCGTGGGGCTGCGGCGCAGCACAGTGGCGACGAGGGTGGCGGCTTCGCTGCTCCCCAGGTCAATAGAATCCAGGCTGCGTATTTGAGGCATCGACATAGCCGGACATTAACCTTGCGATTGCGTAATAGCAAGTTCACACGTCGTACCAGCGGCGTCCAATCTCTGCCTCTGCACTGAAGACCACGTCGTAGATCCGGCGATGCTCCTGCGTCATGGCCCATTCCAAAGCGCGCCGCGCGTCCTCCGCGTGTGCCTCCGGCACTTCGACCACGAGAGCATCGTGCCCCTGCTGGATGGGCCCGGTGCCCGGTCCCGTGTAGTTGCAGGACCACCCAGCGTCGATCAGGCGCACGGTGCCGATGTTCATAAGCGCAGCGCCAGACGCCTGCACTGGGAAGTTCACGACTTCGGGAAGGTCGAAGCCATCGAGGAAGTCTCGACGCCGTCCGGTCAGGGGCTCGACGTTGCACCCGTAGCGGTCGTAGTACGCCTTCTCCCGCTTCCAGCCGCGCTCCAATTCGGGGCACGCGGCGAGGAATTTGCGACTCATGGCCGCGACCTCTTCGACCTTCAGCCCCGCGTTCGGGAAGATGGGCTCGCCGGTATCCGGGTCTGTGTCCTCCACCTTTTGGAGCAGCCCGTGGACCGTCTCATCGCCCGATGAATACTGCTTTGCGTAGTAGTAGGACTTCGCTAGCTGGCGCAGTTCGTTGAACTTCCCGCTGATTTCCCAGCCGTCGCCCTTCTTCTTGTACCGCTCCTTGGGCGCACCCGGCAGGCTCCAAATGCGCTGCCCGAAGCAGAATTCCATCGTGATCTGGTGCGGGTCGATTCCCGGCGTTGCGTATGCCTCCAAGTACCGCTTGAGGCCCCAGCGCGCCGCGCCGATGCGGCCCTCCAACTGGTCGTAGTCCGCGCCCACCAAGATGTTCCCCGGCGCGGGGATCACGAGCTTGCGTAGCTCCTTCGGCCAGTTCTGGACGTTCATGGGCTGCGAACTGCTCAGGCGTCCGGTCACGGGGACGTGGGCCGACCACGCCACGCGGAGCCGTCCGTCGTCGTCCAGCACCCCCACGTCGGGGTGCTCGGAGCGGAGCTTGAGAGGCCGCACGAACCCGGTGAGGAGCTTGTGCGCCTTGCGGAAGGTACGGAGCGCCAGCAAGTAGGACCGGGCCGCAGGGTCGAGGCCGGAGCGCATGAGGTACGCGCGGATCGAGGCGTCGTTCGTGCTTGGGTCGCCCGCGTCCGTGAACTCGACGGGGTCGAGCCCAAAGCCCTTGGACGAGTACAGCACGTCGCGCACCTGATACACGGAGGCTGGGTTCATCGCCCCAATGGGGGACCGCTGGTCGATCAGGAGCCGCGCATCATCGACGCGCTGCGTGAGGTCTGCCTCCATGACCCGCTGCGCTTCCCGGTCGATGTACATGCCCGTGCGCGTGAGCCCCGCGCAGAAGTCCTGAATCTTGTGATCCAACTCCACGAGTGTCATCGACGGGTAGGCCGCGCACGTCACGGCTTGTGCGCGTTCCCGCGTACCCGCGACCAACTTCTCGGCGCAGCGGTGCGTCACGGCGGTGTCGAGCGCGCAGTATTCCCACAACTCCATGTCCGTCCGCGCTGCGACGGACAGCTTCAGGCCCTCGTTGTCCTGCTTCCATGCGCTCGGGAGGTCGATGTACATGGATCCGACGACGCCCAGGGACTTCGGCAACTCGCTGGCTACCAGCCGCGCGAGGAGGATGGTGTCCAGCAGCGGCTTCGGGGTCACGCCCAACTGCTCCTCAATGACGAGACGGTCGTACCAGCCCGCGTTGTGGCCGCACCACAGCCGCCCATCGGTGAGGACGCGCCGCAGGTAGTCCACGATCAACTGGTACTCCTCGGCGTCGTACAGCGGGTGCTCCCCTTCCAATTCCAGCGAGCGGAACGGAATGACGATGCAGGCATCGGGATACCCCTGGTCCGCTTCCGCCGGGGTTGCGTCTCGGCTGATCGCGATGCAGCGGAGATTCGCTTGCAGCGGGTCGCGCGCGTCCGTCTCCACGTCGTAGGACCACCACCGGGACGGATGCGAGAAAAACTCCACCACCTCATAGAAGCGCGGGGTGTACTGGATGCGCGGCGCGGACCAGAGCAAGCGGTCCTCAAAGAAGCGCCGCGCGCGTGAGAGGTCGGCGGCGAAGACCTTGCGCCAGCGGCGCGCAGCGCGCACGACACCGGGGCTCAGGGTAGGGAAGACCTTGCGGCCATCGTCCAGCGTGATCGGCGTGCCTCGGATGCCCATGATCGACGGCTTGCCGCCCAGGACTCGGGACGCGGCGGGACCGCCCAGCGCGACGATGTGCTGCGCGGCGTCCAGGGACGGCTGAAGACGCGGAGCGCAGCATTCCGCAGGATGCGGCGGCGCAACGCCGGTCTGCTTCTTCTCCTTGCGGAGCTTCGCCGCGATCAGGTCCCACTTGCCTTTCATCGCCTTCGGGAGCCTGCACGCGATCACTGCGTCGGTTCGGCAGTTCGCGCGCGAAATCCCAGCGGCGTTCAAGCCGTCGTTCAGTTCCGTGCCGTCTTCGCCTGCGAAGAGATGGCGCTTGTCCCTGGGGCCGGGGGCGTCCGTGAGCAGGAGCGTGCCCATGCCGGTGCCGGGGACCGGAGCCCATTCTGCGCCGTGCCATCGCTTCATGGGGCACTCGTCGCAGCGCGCCCCTTCGGTCCTCGGGTCGTACCTCATCGTGCGTCTCTCCAAGCAAAAGGCCCCCGGCAGAAGAAGTCTGCCGGGGGCCCGATGTACGTGGCCCACGGGCCATGCGCGTGCCCTAGCTGAACAGTCCGTTGAAGCCGCCCTGCGCGGGGGCTGCGGGGGCCGGGGCCGCCGGGGCAGCCGGGGCCGTGAACATCGCCTGCTGCGCGGGCTGCGCGGTCGGCGCGGGCTTCGCGGGCTTCGCGGCGGTCGTGCCGCGCGGGGACCAGTCGCCCGTGAGGGCGGCGTCAGCGTTCTCGCGCTTCACGCCGATGACCTCGTGCGAGGTCTTCGTCTCGCCCTGCCACTCGTACTTCCGCTGCTCGTAGAAGCCGACGAAGGTCTTGCCGACCGTCGCGGGGACGATCTGCTGAATGTCGAGGTTCGCCATCGCGTTCTCGGGGACGCCCATCGCGAGGAAGAGCAGGCGCAGGAGGGTGAGGCGGATCGCGTCCCCCTTGCCCCCGTCCGGCAGCATGTACTTGGTGTAGAAGCCGCTGCCCTGCTGGTCGCCCTCGGCCACCCGCACGAACAGCGAGAAGTTGGCCTTGCCGCTCATGGTCTGGCCGATCTCGGCCTTCTCGACGGTGAAGCGGTAGGCACGGTTGGGCTCGGGGAAGCCGCCACCCTTGAGGTCGTCGCCAGCGTTGCTCAGGTTGAGGATCATCGTTCAGTCTCCAATTCCGGGTCAGTGTGGAAGTCAGCCGCCGCCCGGTCGGCGGATTAGGTCAAGTCGGCAAACAGGTCGTCAGCCGCGAGATCGGAACGGGCGCAACCATCGCGCCACGCCCAATGCAGTACATGAGGGGGGAACTTGCCGCGCTGCGTGGCGATGGCCTTGCGGGCCTCCTGCGGGCTCGACAGCGCCCCGGAGCGGAAGCCCTGGGCCAGCGACTCCGCGAGGTCGTCCAATGCCTCAAGCCCCTGGGGCCGCTTCGGGACGACCACGTCGTGCCCGTGGGCCTTCGCGGCCCACAAGATTTCCCGCACGTTCTGCGGGGCCTTGCCGCCCTGAATCACAACGTAGCGGTCCTTCGTGACCCACTGCGCGTTCGTGGGGTCGCAGGCGTAGCGACCGGGCCAGCGCGGAGCCGCGAGGAACGGGTCGTTGACGGCGCGCAGGACCAGCGTGGCGACGTGCGGCAGCGCCATCGTCATCGCCTTGCTCGGCATCTTCGGGCCACCGGGGATCGAGTTGCCGCCGTCGTCGGTCTTCGGCGGCGAGACGTGCGCGTTCATCACGAGCGTGAGGCCCCGCTCGATGGCGATCTCGCGGAGGGCCATCACGCTGCGTTGCAGTCGCTTCCACACGTCCCAGCCGCCGCGCCCCGTGGCGTCGAACGAGAGGTGCGTGCGCTCCGCGAGGACGCTGAAGTCATCGAGGACCACGCTGTGGATCCCCTTCGTCTCGCGCAGGACTTTGCAGGCGTGCTCGATGGTGTTGACGCGCTGCTCGCGCGGCTCGACGCCCGTGAGGCGTGTGGCCGCAGCGAGCCCGCCAGGGGCCGGTGTCAGGTACAGGGCATCAGGGACGGTGTAGAGCGCATCCACGCTCTTTCCACGCCCCGAATCGCCGTACACGACGACGATCGCAGGTTCGGGCATGATGTTTTCTCTCCGCAGTCGGTGTCAGCGAGAGGACTCTACGGGCGGCGCTTGCGGAGTGTCAACGAGATTGGTGATTTTTTTCTGTGACTGCCCCCTACCGCGCCGCTGCCGTCCTTTTCCGCGCCCCTTCCGGGCGCGTCCTGCTGCTCCAGCGGAGCGACAAGGTGCCGCGCGCGCGTGAGTGGAACCTGCCCGGGGGCCGACCGGAGCGGGGGGAGACGCCAGCGCAGACAGCGCGGCGCGAGGCGTGGGAAGAGGCGGGCTTGCGGACCCCCCGCCTGCGCTGGTTGGCGGTGCTGCATCCGGGCTACGTCGTGTTCGCGCAAGACGTGCCTCGGGAGCTAAAGCCGCGCCTGAACTACGAATCGGCGGCAGCGGCCTGGGTTGATCCCCAAGGGCCGCTGCCGCCGATGCGGGACAGCCTCGCGCGCCTGCTACGTGCCTAGCTCCGCGCGTAGTCCTTCTCCCACTCGCGCCAGAGGCGCGTGCGACGGCAGGACCCGCAGGAGACGGCGCGCGGACCCAGGTGACGGTCGGCGTCGATGCACCCACCGTTTGCCACACGCCCGCACGCGGTCTTGCCGTCCGCGCGCAACATGTGCCACTCCATGATGGCTCCCTCGCTCTGCCAGAGCTTCTGCGCCTTCAGCCAGTCCACGGTGGACTGGCTGGGCCGCACGCGCATGTCCCAGATCAGGGACTCGGCGTTGAGCGAGTCAATGTCAGGGTGCCCCATCGGCAACTCCACGTCGTAGGTGCCTGCGTAGACGACCCCGTAGCCAGGGACGTGCGTGTGCTCTTCGACGGTGATGGTGGTGGTAGTCATGGTCAATCCTCCTTCTACCGCCGCAAGCCCCGACCCCTTGCGGGGTACGGGGCGGGCGGGGCCGCTTGCGTCCTAGTCGCGGGCCTCCGGGTTGAGCGCGCCGTCGCCAGCTACCTGCCAGCGTCCGGCGCTCCTGGCGGTGAGTCGGCGCGCGATGGTCGCGGCCCAGACCGCGTTGAAGACGCGGTCGGGCCAGAGGTCCGCGAGCGCGACCTCGTCGCGCACGCCGAGATCCCAGGCCCGTTGGGCCATGGCCTCCGCGCTCTCGCGGTCGCTGTCGCGGCCCGCGCCGATCTCCTCATCGAGGACTCCCATGTGGGCCTCGATGCAGTTGATCAAGTCGGTGATCGTCGTGAAAGTCATGGTCAATCCTCCTAGTCGTCCAGCAGTGCGTCTTCGGCCTCTTCGGCCTCAATTGCGGCCTCGGCGCGGCTGTACCGCGTGAGGGTGTCCCCGGAGACGGTCCAGCCCGCCGCACGGGCGTGCTGGACTTGCTCGGCGCGCGGGGCAGCTTCCAGCCCGTGCAGTCGCGCGTATCCGGCCAAATTGATTCGAGTGCGGGTCATGGCTTCTCCTCCTACCGCGTGAAGTAAACGAGGCCGGGATCGATGCGCGCGGCGTCGATCGCGTCGTCAACGTCAACAAACTCATCACCGTCCTGCTCGGGGTCGGCGTAGAGGTTGAGGTCCCACCCCTCGGCGTCGGCTCGCTGGATAGCGTCGTCGTAATCCTCGCCGTCGTCGGCAAAGTCGCGAAGGTCCATGCGCTGGGCCTCGGCGTCTCGGATGACCTCAACGCACTCAGCCCGCGCCTCGTCGTCTCCGTCGATGGCGCGCTCACAGATGGCCACCATATCGAGGTCGCCAGCGCGTCCCGCCTCCTCGCCAAGGGTGATGATCTGCTCGTCGGTGATGGTGTCGATCGTGGTCACGTTCTTAGGCGTCAGAGTCTTCATCTTCATCTCCTCCTGGGGCGTCAGCGTGCCCCGTCGATGAAGTGACTCTAGACCCCCCTAGCTAGGGGTGTCAACGCCAAAGTGAATATTTTTTTCTTGGACTACGCTGATCGGGCACGGGCGCGGCCTTGGGCCGCGTCGTAGGCATCCATCTCGCGGACCAACCGGGCCACCCACGGGCCCGCCTGCGTGCCGCCCCAAAGCTCCCAAGCGACCCGTCCCGGTGACGGGTACTCCGGGTGCCCCGGCTTCGCGGCTGGCGCGTTCAGGTCCCCCGCGTGGCGCTTGAGCCACGCGCGCATCTTCCGGGCCTTGCCGGGGGAGATCGGCTCCCCGCGTGAGAGGCGTGTCGCCCATGCGACGGTCGCCGGGACAAGGCCCCGGCCACTGTGGCCCCGGCGATGCCATGCGAGCCCCTGGCGCAGCCGCGTCTGGACGGCAGCAGGCGCGCGCCACGCGCTCGCGGGGATCGTTGGGTAGTCCGCGCGTGAGCGCGTGACCGTGCCGCCCAACTGCGCGACCTCGCGAACTTCGCCCGTGCGCCGCGCCAGCCAGATCAAGCCACCGACCACGAGCGCGATCGGGACGATCTCGTAGAGGACGCGCTCTAGCGGGCGAGGACCGGCCATTAGTCGTCCTGCCGCTCGCGGAGAGCGAAGAACAGCATCATCAGGACGATGACGCTGGTGCCCAAAGCCAGCATGTGCGTTCCCGCCTGCGCGCGCTCAAGCTCGCGCAAGCGCGCGTCCGCGTCGGGCGCGCTCACGCGCGCGGGAGCTATAGAGGAGGCCCCCAGGCCCGAGCGAATGGGCCGGTGCGCGTCCAGAGGAATGTAGCGGCTCATTGATCGGCCTCAATGCGCTGGGCAACGCGGTCCAGCCGCTCGCCCAAGGCTTCGATGCGCTGATCCATCGGATCGAGCGTTTCAGGCATAGGGACCATTTCGACCGCCACCGGAGGTTCATCGGCAGCGAGATCCGCTGTACCGCTGAATGGGGACACCATCACCGCGATGACGCTGATAACGCCGCCGACCACGCCGCCGAGCGCACCGACGCAAAGCTCTGTGGTTGCGTCCGACATGCCCTACTCCTTCGCCAACGCGGTTTCGATGCGGGTGATTCCCTGCTCGATATAAGTCAGTTTCGTTTCCAGCACTTTGATCGCAGTGGCTTGATCCTGGGCGTCGGCTACGGACGCTGCCGTCTGCCCCAGGCGTGCGTCGAGCACGGCGATCTGCGCGTTGAGCGACCACGCCCACGCGAAGCTGCCCATCGCGGCGGCGGAAACGATTGAGGCGACGGCCTTGGGCACCCAAGAGGGCATCACAGTCTCTCCAGTTCAGCGGCGAGGGCTGGCTGCACGGGCCCGTAGGTGTCGAGCGTCGAGACGTAAGTTCGCCCGTCCCCAGCGTTCAGCGCAGCGAGCGCAGCCGGAGTCAACCCGCGCAGGTAGTCGGTGATTCCGGCGTGTACCGAGAGGTAGGAGAAGATCGGCACCCATCGCCATACGGGTGCGCCGTCCCACTCTTGCACCGGGATCGCCGTCCAGCGGCGGTGGGTCAAATGCGGGGCGATGATGCGGAACGGATTGCCGTTCGGAATGCCGCCGTCGCGCGAAGCGATCTTCGCGTGCAGCCCCAGCAGCCCACGGGCCTCTTCCGTCAGGGTTGGGGCCGCTGCCGCCAGCGCACGGTCGAAGGCATCGGCGTCCCAGGGGAGGTAGTCGAGGCCGACGTAGAGGCCCGCTGACGGCGCACCGCCACGGGGAGACAGCGGGTGGCCCTTCGTGCCTGTGGGCTCCTTCGCCATCTCGCGCCGGAGCCACCACGGGACGATCGCCAGCACCGCTGCGAGAGCCAGCCCCTTTCCGCCATATCGTGCGTACTCAGGAAGCATCTACACGTCGTCCACGAGGAGGAAGCCCTCACTAAAGCGGATCGATCCGACCCAAGACGGAAGCACAAGCCGACCGAGGGTGGTGCCTTTATCACTGCGAAGGTTCAACTGCTGCCGCCCCGTCTCCGCCACATCTATGCCTCTTGAGATAAAGCCATTGGCAGGCGCGTCGAGGAGGCTTTCCATAGCGGACGAGAGTCCTTCCGCGAACCCTGCGATCTCCTCTAGAGAATCAAGATCGAGCCGGAAGTAGCGGACCTGATAGCCGTCGAGGGTGCCCTGCTTCCCCCGCAAGACCCCTTCCCTACCCTGCCATTGCACCGGGATCGCGAGAAGGCGCGGACCTGCGCTACTGCGGAGGATGAAGAAGAGTGCTTCCGGGTTCGTTCCGGCGGGGTGGGACAGCGGGTTGCCGAGGGCTATGTCGCGCAATACAGCGAGGGTGTCTTCGGGGTCCAAAGCAAAAGTCACCAAATGCGTCTTATCACCGATAACCGGCCAGAGCTTCGGGCTTGTCGGCAACTCCTGCTGGCCCGCTGTAACGGGGGTCGTGGCCTTTGCCACCGCATTCCGCACCTTGACTTCAGCCGCCTCCGCTGCCTTCTTAAAACGGCCCAGGTACTCAGCGATGACCAATCGGTCACTTTGCGGGTAGACCGCTGGGACGTAGGTCGGAAGCTGGTTACTTGCGAGCGGCTGGCTGAAGAGTCGGCGCTCTTCGTCCCAGGCCAAATCAGCCGGAACCTGAAGCGCACCGCGCCACACCAGCGGGTCGAAGTTGAAGCCGCCGACAACGGATGCCTCGCGCACGCGCGTGATGAAGTCGTGGTAGTCCGCGAAGTGGACCGGCTTTCCGTCCTCGTCCGTGATGGACGTGAAGGTCACGCCTTCCGCCGACACCTCCGCAGAGTCGAAAATCGCACGCGGAGCGAAGCCGGGGTACAGCACGTCGCCCAGGTTCAGCCCCTCGCTTGCCGCCTGCGTCTTCTGCTCATCGATCGGCGGGAACTTGCCTGAGCGCGTGCGAAGCATCGCTCGCGCGTCGGCGCGTATGTTCGTTGCGACGTGCTGCATGAGGGGCGAGGGGAAGGAATACTGCGGGTCGGCTTGAAGGCACGCGGCGCGGAGGAACAGTTCTGCGACGACGCGCGTCTTGTCCGCATTCAACGGCCACAAGGCGTCCAGTCCCCGGGCGCTGATTTCGACGGAGGAGAAGTCTTGAGGCATGCTGCCTGACAGCACTGTTTCCTGCTCGTTGGGACCAAGAGTGTCCCAAAAAGCATTCCTTCCTAGCTTCGCTGAGTAGTAGGAAGCGGACGGCATCCGGCCCTGGAGTGCCTGTGGAATGTATTGAAACGGGTCGATGCCCGTGGATGCGTCGGATCCCAGCGCGAAGTATTCAGCCCTGTCCGTGGTCCCGGCCCCCTTAGCCACCTCGATCGGGAGCCCGTTGTAGCGGGCTGTAGCGAGTGCCAGTGGGGCCGGGTCGATGTTGGCGAAGTCGTAGGTCCAGAGGTACTGGCGCGGGCCCTCCTCGTCCACCAGATGCGCCAGCGGCCTGGGAAGCCGCAGCACGGCAATCTTGTCGTCCGTTGGCTTCGGGTCTGTTGGCTCCAGCAGCACGGGCTGCTTCGGGACGATCTGCCCACGATCATTCAGGTTGCCCAGGTTCACGGCACTTATCCCAAAAGGCCGAGTCGTAAAAGCCGTGGCCTGAATCTCGGGGGCACCGTCTACGTTGCGATCCGTAAGCTCAAACCGAACCGTCACGCCCATTTGCGAGACATACGTGCCTGCCCCGTCTCCCGGGATGAAGTCCCCCACGGCGACCAACGACTTCGTTGTCGTCACATCGACGGGCAGTGAAGTCGCAACGCCTTCTCCGAGAAAATCCGTCACGAGGTTGTCGCGGAAGGTGGGCGTCACGATCTGCGCGTCGAAAAACCGGGCGAGCCATTCCGGGGGTTCAGAGGAGAACCCGGCTTCTAGTAGCGCGCCCTTCTGGTCACTTACACGCTCAAACTCAGCCGCCGCGTTCCCCGTCAGCATGGCCTGCTCGGATAGCCCCGAGGCTTGATTCCAGCGGGATGCGTCTGCAATTACGTTCGCAAGCTCCTGCGCTGCGGGCTGGTCAACGCCAAGCTCCTGCGCCGTCTCAGCCGCCGCTCGCGCATTGCTGGGCGGCATAGGCTGCGCGAGGTAGACCTCAAAAAACTTCGGCATTGGGAGGTACGCCGCCAGAGCGGCGCGGCGCTTGGCCCCGGCAGTCCCGTCCCCGGCGATGCCCCGGAAGAGGTTGAGGAGGCGCGAGGCGATGCGAGCCCGCTTCCGTCGTGCCAGTAGCTCAAACTGCTTACGCACGCGCTCGCGCATCTCAGCCTGATACTTGACGGGCGTCACCTTGACGATCAGGTCGATGATCGCTTCTGTGTTCCCGCCACCGATGCTTGCGTCAGCGCGGCCCTTGGACAGCACGGTGTCCTGCCATGCCTTTCGCCCTCGCACGCGATTCAACTTGTAATAGTCGATCGAGCCGTCCGTGAGGTAGGCGTAGACCGAGACGTTGGAGAAGAGGTTGCCCTGCCGCACTGCGCGGCCATTCCGCTGCGTGAGGACGTTTGGCGTCCAAGGCTGATCGAGGTGGTGGATCGCACAGGTCCGCACCTGAAGATCGACGCCCTCATAAATCTGCGCGCCACCGATCACAATGTCGTAATCGGGCTTCGCCCACACGGGTTCGTTGTCGTCCCCTGACGGCTCGGGGACGTAGAGCGCCCCGTCGTCGGCCTTCTGCACGACGCCGTTGAACTGCTCCCCGATCTCGCGAATCTTGCCGACTTCCTTGTCGTCCAGCACCTCACCGTTGATCACGACCATGCGCTGCATGGCCCGGGTGAACTCCACGGGCGACCAGCCCTCGTAACCGCGCCCAGGAGCGAAGTCCTCCTTGTAGGGGCGTCGGATCACGTCACCAGACGAGCCCTGTATCTCGTACTGCGACTTCTTCCACTGCTCCTGTAGGTACGCCGTCAGCTTCGGGTAGTTCGTCGCCGTGCGGCCCAGCGGAGTCGCGCCCAAAGGCGTAATGACGGCTCGGAAAGGTTCATCTGAGAAGTGCGCTGTAGCCGCGTACATGACGGCATTCAGCGTGCGCGGCCAGAAATTCCAGCCCCGAAGCTCGGCCATCATCTCCGTCTCATTCGGCTGATCCTTGAGGGCCTTGCGCCCCTGGAACAGCCGTGGCGGGTAGCCGCCGAAAACAGCCGTCCTCGCACGCGCGAGCGCGCACGCGAGATCCACGAGAGCGATGGCCTGAAGGGCCAGCGTCTCGTTGAAGATGATGTGGCCGCAGGGAACGAGCACACGCCCCTCGCCCCGATCCTCAATGACCTGTTCGCCTTCGTCCGCGATGAGCGTGCTCACGACCATGTCGGACAGCGCCGCCATCCGGGGCGCATAGATGCGCCCTCCGGCGTCTTCTGTCGCGCGAAGGGCGCGAGGTTCCGCTTCCAGAATCACCGGAGCCGTCGCCATCAGCCGAAGCTCCCAAAGTCGAGGTCGATGCCCATGTCCCGAACGGCACGCTGCGTGTCCTGCTCCCGCTGGCGCAGCCAGCTGTTCACTGCGTTGTTGGCCGCAGGCGGGAGGGCGTTGTCGTCCTTGAACTCGCGAAGCTCAGAGCGAAGCTGATTCACGACGCGGTCGTAGGGAAGCCCGCGCTGCCCTGCTCCCTTCACTGTGATCTCGTCAAGGAAAGCGAGCACTTCGGGAAGACGCCCCAGCCCATCGGGCGCGTCGAGGGAACTGTTCAGGCCAAAGCGAGCGAGCGAGGAGGCGTAGGCAATGTTTGCATCGAACGCCTTTGCATCGCTGGTCTTGGGAAGCGCCGCGACGAACTTTGCGGGCCCAGCAGCCAGGATCGATTCCGGTGTCCGCAGCCCGCTCTTGTACTCGTTCCGAATGAACTTCGTGAAGGCATCGCAGTAGGCAGGGCCGATGGTCCCGCAGAGGAGCGTTTGGACAACCTGCCCGAAAGCCGCTGCTCCGAGTCCGCAAGCAGAGGCTCCGGCAACGGCGCGCAGCGCGATCTCCCAGGACCGGGGAGAAGCCCACGCAAGGTTCTGGGCCTGGAACGGCTCGGCCTTCTGGAGCCGGTCAAACACCTTCTTGGTGGGCATCGCGAACAGGGGCTCAAACTCCCTGTACTCCGCATACGTCCCGGTTCCCTTCTCCGATGCCTTTGCCGCGCGCTTCAAGCTCGCGGGCTTTGCGTTCTTCGGGTCGAGGATGAACTTCGCCGCAAGCTCCGTGATCGAGCCTTCACCGCGCGTCTGGTACGCCTCGTTGAACTCCACGAGGCCCGTGATGGCCGCTCGTCGGCGCTGCGTCTGGACTGCCGCAAGCCGTCGAGTGCGCTCGGCGTCGTCAAACGTGTTCAAGGCTTCATTGAGGCTCTTTGAGATCACGCCCCCGGCGTCTCCGAAGATCGGCAGTTGCAGCGACGAACTCCGCTTGCCCGTGACGAAATCGGCCCACTGCTTCTTGCTCGGCGGCATCCAGTCGAGGTGGATGAAGCGGTTGACGGTCGGAGCCGTGAGGTCGGAGCCACCAGGGCTCATGGACGGTGGGTTCGCAGCGGCGATGACAGCCACGTTCGACGGAAGCTGAAGGTCGCCCACGACGCGCTCGTGGACGACGCGCAGGAGCGCGGCCTGGACCTGGGGGCTGGCGGTCGCGAACTCATCGAGGAAGAGGAGGACTCGTCGCCCCTTGCCGACGTTCTTGGCATCCGGGTCGTCGGCCATTTCCAAGCACTTGAGCGCCCAGTCCGGCGGCGCGTACTGCACCTGATCGAACTCAGCCCGCCGAACCTCAAGGTTCGTTCCGAACTCTTTGCCGCCCTGCATGTAGTCGGCATCGAGCATGTCGCCCACGATCTGCTGGTCCACACCGGGCGGGAGCCCCGCCTTCTCGGCAGCACGTCGGCTCGTCCCGGGGATCGGAAGGCCCAGAAAGTCGGACGGCTCGCGGAGCGAAGCCAGGACCGTGATCAGGTAGAAGCCGAGCTTGTCGGCAAGCTGCTGGACGAACGCCGTCTTCGCCACACCCGGTGGTCCCCAAAGGAGGACCGGAAGGCCGAGCATTCGCTTCTTCTTGCCCTCCACCGTGATCGAGAGGCCGGGGGTTTGAATTGCGACGGCCATGGCCCGAAGGGCGTTGTTGTTGTCTGCGGGCATTTATTCGATTCTCCGTGGAATGCGGCGAGGGTAGCGCGCTTTAGTTTTCGACAAAAGGCTGAAGGTCTTGCGCCTTCGGACTCTTTTGCGTAGACGCGCGCGTCTTCCCCTTAGAGCGGCGTTTCTCAGCCTCTTCTTGCCTCTTTCGCTTTGCGATCTCACGCCGTGCGATCTCGTTCGATGACCGCACGATCAGTGCCCGTACAGCCTCGGTGGCGTCTTCAATGTTCCCGAATTCACCCCACTCCACAAGCAAGATGCCCAGCGCACGCAGCGAGCGGTGCCACGCATCGTCGTATGCCTGGAAGCGGCCTTCGGCGCGTAGCTTCTCGTCGCTAGATGGCAGCGTTCTCGCCTGCGCCCGCGCCGAGCCTGCCGAGACGCGCATGAGGACTGCGTACCCGAACAAGTGCGGTTCTTCCGCAAAGAGCAGATCCAACAAATCAGCGTCATAGGAATCTTCGTTCATTGTTGTCCTTTCGCTGAATCGACTGTAGATTGCTCGCAATCCTCCGCAGCCACCCCACAGCGGAAGTCAGCCAGCGACCCCCGGAACGCTTCTTGTTCCGGGGGTCGTCTGTTTAGCGCCTCCGATACCAGAGGGGGCCCACAGGCGCGAGCACGGTCCAGAGCTTGACGCTCAGAAGCCCCGCGTTCGACGGGTGCGGGTCGAACACAAGCTGATCGTTCGCGTAGATGGTCGCGTGCTGGAAGCCCCGCTCCGATGGGCCGGAGGCAATCCAAAACAGGGGCGCATCCCAGGGGAGGTAGTCGAGGCCGGGGACGTGGGACCCGGTGTCGCATGTGCGCGCGTACCCACGGGACCCGACCCAGGCCGACAGCGCCGGGATGCGCTCAGGCAGGAGAGCGAAGGCTTCCTTGTCGGATCGCGCCCGGTTCCGGGGATCGGGCACCTCGGACAGCGGGACGCCGAGCAGCGTGGCGTAGCAAGCCTCAAGGCAGTTGCCCCAGGGAGCGCCCAGGCGCGTCTGCTTCACCGCACGGGACAGGAGGAGAGTAATTGCGTCCTGACGATTCATGGCCCGAAGGGTACACCGAATGCTCTAGTCTCCCGGCATGGCAAAGCAGCCCCTGTACTTGAACCCGTTGTTCCTCGGCGGCGTAGCCGTCAGCGTCGTGGGCATCCTCGCTATGCGTCGGCGCTCTGCGCCCCGTATCAGTACAGGTGTGCGACTCGGCAAATACTTCACGCTGCCCGAAATGCTCGTCAGTAGCACGGCGCGGGCCAAGGGCTTGAGCAACCAGCCGCCGGATGCGGAAGAAGGCTACGTCGTCGCGAACCTTCGGGCCCTCGTGCAAAACGCGCTAGACCCGATTCGGGAGGCTTACGGGCCAGTGCGGATCACCTCGGCCTTCCGGTCGCCTGCCGTGAACGACGCCATCGGAGGGTCGCTCCTCTGCCGCAACCACGGGTTCCCGGGAAACAAGGCCCCGAACAGCGCGACGGCGCTCCGCATCGCAGCACGGACGAACACGCCGTGCGGCTCGCAGCACCTACTCGGAGAAGCTGCCGATTTCAAGTTCATCGGCAAGACGCTCACCAGCCAGGAGATCGCCGCGATGGTGGTGAGGCTGCGCGACCAGGGCAAGGTCAAGTTCGACCAACTCGTTTGGTACGACCCTGATCAGTCGTCGCACGTCCACATCTCCTACCGGCGTAGTGGCACCAATCGCAACGAGGTGCTACGGAAGACGGCCAGCGGTTACGTGAAGCAGCTTCCCTAGCGGAGCAGCGACAGCAGCGCGGCTTTGCCCATTACCATCGTCCTGACGGCTTCGGGGAACGTGTCGCCGTCTCGGATGCGCTCGGCAAGATCGATCGGGGCGCACTCCTCGTTGAAGAAGAGGCCCAGGGCGCACTCGGGCTGATTGGCCCACTCAAGGTTCCTCACGCACTCCGCGAGAAGTTCGACGCCGAATTCAAACGAGATCGGCACCTCATCGTGAGGCGGGCTCAGGAAGATGATGCCTCCATCGCCCATTACGGCGACGATGATGGGCCAGAGGGGGCGATCAGCCGAATCGGCAACGTGTGGCATGGTCGCAGACACCATAGCTTGAGACACAGACCGTCTCGTGACTTGTCGCGGGCCAGTCCTCGGGGACCTTGGCGATGCCCTTCCAAAGCTGCATCTCGCTCGCCGTCGCGTAGATCAGCTTCGGGAAGTTCGCGATCATCGACGGGGCAGCGGGAGGCCGCACGCGGAGGAAGCGTTCGCCTGCCCACGTCTGCACGAAGTTGATGAGTGTCCCGGCGAAGGCTTCGCCGTAGTGGTGCCTGCCGATGTGCCAGAGCCCGTGGAACTGTCCGTGCAGCCCGTAGCGGGTGTGCGTGGACTCCCGAATCTGAGACGCGGTCTTGTGGTCCACGCACCACACGCGCCCGTCGCCGTCCTTCACGACGAGGTCGATGCGCGCGGTGTAGAGGACGGAGCCGGGGGTGTCAGCGTCCACGAGGAGGACGGAGCCGTCCTCTTGCGGGAGGAAGCCGATTCGGTGCTCCTGCTCGACGGCGATGGGCGTCCAGTCCTCTGCGCTGTACTGAAGTGCGTAGCTCAGGATGCGGCTTCGGGCGAGGTCCACGGCATCGGCCTTCATGCCGTTGCCGACCGTCCCCAGGATCGACTCGATGGACGGCTGCGATGTGTCCCCGGCTTTCACGAGATAGTGGCGGGCCAGTAGCTCGTGAATCAGGGTCCCCAGCCCGCGTGCGCCCCCACCGCTGGTTCCCAGGCTGTAGACGTTCTCGTAGGCCCACTTGCGCGGGCACTTCCGCCATGCGCCGTATGACGACCAGCCTGCCGATGACCGTCCGGTATCGATCGCCATTACTGCTCGCGCAGCACGAAGTTCATCGTGGTGCCTTCCTTGCACTGGAGCTTGAGCGGGAGGGGCAGCTTCCCCAGCTTCGCGCTTTGCAGCGCGCCCTTGCCCTGCGTCGTCAGCGTCAAGTGGACCTCCTTGCCCTTCTTCTGCACGTCGATCGTGAGAAACCCGCACTGCATCTGATTCACCTCTGGCATCGGTCTAGCTCCAATTTGAGTTTGGCGACCCGCACCGCGTTCGCGTGGCAGCGCAGTGTCGCATCCTTTGGGGGGAGAAGGTCAGCGCCGCGTTCAGCGGCCCAGGTCAGAGCAGCGTTGAGGTTGAGCCTCTGACCGCCATGCACGACGCGCGCGGCCTCGGCCATGACGCAGGACCCCCAGGACAGGTTGAGACGGTCCCAGGGCGGCAGGGACAGCATGTCCCGCAGGAACGGCAGGTTGAAGCCGGTCACGGTCCCCAGGGGCACCGAACGGAGCCGCCTC